TCATTTTGTTATTTCCCTTCTATAATGGTAAATGAACATTTATAAGTGCTCTTTTCACGGGTTATACCAGAAAAAGTGCCTTCCTTTAAAAATCCCAAAACAATATGTTTTCGTTCGCGTGTTGTCCCCTCATTAGGATAAACTGAGACCAAGATATTTTTATTCATATCCCTATCTCTGATGGCATCATCAATTTTTTGCGTTTCCTGCATACTCAAATAATTTAAGCTAATTGGAATTTCCTTATTTTTTACACGTCTGTTTGTTCGGATTGCGCCAGATCGAGACAATGATTGTTTTGATTGAAATTGATATTGTGGGGTATAACCATAATTGAGATTGAATTCCGGAGAAAAATAATAGCCTAAGGCAATTTTTCCAGCCTGAATATAGCCACTCGGATTTTGAGGATCAATGATGAGCACTTTCACAAAAGTGCCAGGCACAGCATCAAAAAACTTAACGAAAAAGGGATAATTTACCAATCCTTCTAGAGAATACCCACCGTAAGGTATAGCGCCATAAGGCCCTTCTCCATAACCATAGAGTGCCCGAACACCAGCCCATGTCTGGTCAAAGGTTATCTCAGTAAATTCTTCATTCAAGGCGAGGATCAATCGCACTTGCGATGTAATGCTTAAATTAATATTCCATAAAACTATTGCAGAAAAGGGGGTATATTTTTCTAAGGAAAAGACAAATTCTTGATCAGCTACTTGCCCGACAGGATAACTTATAGAACGCCAAAGTTTTGAAACTTGTTGATTTTGTACATATTTCCCCGGCATATTCGCATTTTCGCTCGTAAATGTTAATGACGCTTTATCAGTTGGAAAATCCCAAATAAATCGAATGTTGTCAGCATGCATTAGAAAAATGCCTCAATTTCTGCTTTCTCGAACAAGGGAAAATAACGTATGTTTAATATTTGCATATTTTTCCCTTCTGCTAAACCATATCTTGAATCATTCATATTCAAAATATCACCCGGCAACAAACCGAACGGTACTGAGAATGCGAAGAATCGGCATAAAAAGCGTTGTGTCCCTAAAATATTTTGTCGATATTCACATTCTGTTTCCGCATCAGAAATTGAGTCAAGGACAGTTTCAACAGCGTCAGGGTCTGCAATAAAATTTACCCCTTCAGGGGGGAAAAGAGTTGGAACCTCATATTTAGCAATGCGCCATTCGTTTCGTAACCATTCCACTCTTTCTGAATTTGGATAGGCCGGGTCTGTAATACTTCCCGCTAAATCACCGTCCTTTTGTATTGTGTAGTTCCGGTTGTATTTTAACCGTGTACGCCATTGGATATTATTAAGAGGTTCAATACTAAAGTTTTCCAAAGCAATTTCATTACTGTCTAAATAAACAATAGGCAGTTCATTTTCAGGGAGTTTTATCCAAGCGACTGCTACTTTGCCTTCAAAATTAATCAAAAGTGAAGCCCCAAAGCTTGCAAACAAACGCTCTAATATATCTAAATTATTCTGGCGTTCAGTAATATACAAACTAATATCATAGTTTTTTTCGTTTGACAACTCGACAAAACTATCAACATCTATGTCGTTCTCATTTAATGGGCCAAGGCGACACATCAAGTCTTTCGATACTTGGTCAATTTTTAATAGCGTAGTTTGCCCGTCAAGCGTGAGGGTTCCAGCCGGTCGGTTATTTACGGCAAATCTGCCGTAAGCACTATTTAATACATAGTTTGTAACAATAACACCTTTATCGTAGATATGCTCAACAATATCTACCTCTGTGTCGTGCCATTGGTATTCGTGTGTATTGGGGTTGATATTTATAGGTTCTATGTTTCTAAGATGGCCGTATGCTAAAGGAATTGCTTTATTATTATTTTCGCTCGCATTTTCCAAAAGTGTTCTTTGCACAGGTCCATTTAGTATACCTAAACGATTATTAAATCTGAATCTAACATGAGTATCACCAAAATCAACAGAATCAATTATGCCAATAAATAAAGGTTTTACGAGAAAATCATCAAATTTCCACTCTGGATCGCCCAGATAGATTGTAATAGGTCGTTTATCCCATTGTAAATTTTGCCAAAAGTCCAGTTCAGCATCTGCGTTAGTTATTTCTAATTCGCTCAAATTATCCGTGCCAATACCTTTTTCAAAAAAGGTAATGCCTTTTTCTATAAAAAAATCTTCTTCAATTCGGCTTTCAAATTGAATATTGGGTAATGAGGCAGTGGGTTCTGTATAAAAGGGTGCAGATGACATGTAAAACAGATTATTATCAAAACCATCGTATCCTGTTAAGATGACGAGCAAGATGCGTTCGTGATCAGGTTCGGCTAACCAAATTTTATATTCTTCTAATGAAATCATTTATTTGTTTTTTACTTTGTATTGCAGTATCGTAATTTTTTATGTTATATTAATTGTATATATTTGAAAATATTTATATTAAGTCGGCAGATCTGCCGTAATTTTTACTGGTTAATTAATAATGGAAAATTGGATTGATATTTTCAAAACAGGCTTACAAACTTCATCTTCAGGTGACAAGGAACAATGGACAGAAGAAAAACTGGATGAAATTATATCAAATTTTGGGCAATTAGATCAAAACGAAGTTCCTGTTGTCATTGGTCATCCAAAAATGGATTCTCCAGCCTACGGGTGGGTTGATAAAATACGCCGCGTTAAAAATAAACTTCAAGTTAAGTTTAGGGATTTAGTGCCCGAATTCATAACGGGAGTTAAAGAAAAAAGATGGCCTAACCGTTCCATTCGACTTGCTCATACTGACAAAGGGTGGCGATTAATTCACGTCGGATTTCTTGGTGCCGCCGCACCGGCTGTCAAGGGCTTAAAACCCATTTATAACGCTGATATAACTCAATATGAGGATTACAAGATCATGCCTGATAATGACATAACAAATAATGATATACCTCAAACCAACGAGCCGATTGCAGATTATAATTCATTAATTAAATTAATGAAACAACAAAAGCAAGAATTTACTGAGAAGCTGAGCCAATTAGAGAAAAGCGTGAATAGTGAAAGGGGTGAAGGCAACTCTTTTGATCATCAACAGTATGCTCAAGCAATTACCAACTTACAAACTCAAAACCAAACTTTGGAAGCTGAAATAGTTGAGGAAAGAAGGAATCGAATACTTCAACAATTCAGTGCTGAAGTCGCTTCTTATCCAAATTTGTTAGCTCCTCAAATTGAAGGGTTAGCTGAGTTTATGTGTAGCTTGGGTTTATCCCCTTTATTGGAATTTTCATACCTTGAAAAGGGCGAGGGCGAAAAAGGGCAAGTACTCAAACAAGTCAATCAATTAGATTTTTTTAGGTCTTTTTTGAAAACATTACCGCCTTTCCCATCTGAATATTTATTTTCAGAAGTCTCAGCCCCTCCTGCTAATGAAGATTCTGATAATCCTTTAATGCAGGCGGTAGAGCAACTTGTTGAAACGGAATTTGGAGGCTTAAAATGAGCTACGCGCCAGTAACAGAACCTGGAAAATGGGGTGATGCGATAAAACATGAATATGACACCTCATTTACAAGGGAACGCATTACAATTGCTTCAGGTCAAAACGCTGTTTTAAAACAATTGACATTGTTAGGGCAAATCACGGCAACTAATAAATATACGCCCTTGAATCCAGCAGCAAGCGATGGCAGTGAAACGGCCAAAGCGATTTTATATACTAATGTAGATGCCACATCGGCAGATCAAGAAGCAATAGTATTAAAGCGGGGGCCTGCTATTATTCATTTTGAACAATTGGTTTTAGTCAATGAATTAGATGCTAATGCAATAGTAAATGCTAAGCTTTCATTGTTGAATGAAAACATAATCAGCCGGGAAGGGGGTTAAAAATGGTACAACACCCTACTGAACATTTTCAGTTAATTCAAACAACAAGAGCCATCAACAAAATTCCCAATAAATGGAATTTACCTATCAATCCCTTTAGAAATGAAGGGATTATGACAACAGGTGTGCGTATACAAGAAATTAACGGGGTATTGTCCATTTTACCCGTAAAAATACGTGGGGAAGCGCCGACTGTAAACAACCGGGATACACGGACTTTCCGATATATAGATGCGCTACATATTCCATTTCAAGACCGGATCGAGCCGCAAGATATTCAAAATAGCGTTGATTGGAACACTGGGAAACAGCTTGATGGTATAACACAAGCCGTTGCACGTATATTGCGTAATCACAGGGAAAAACATGCTATGACGCTGAGGTGGTTACGCATGGGAGCCATGAAGGGCTTAGTGTTGAACAACGATAATACAACACTTATAGATTGCTACGCTGAATTTGGAATAACGCAAAAAACTATTGATTTTTCGCTAAGCGTAGACACAACGGATGTCCGTAAGTTATGTCACGAAATACACCGGCATACAGAAGATCATTTGTTGGGCGAAAACATGAACAGCATTGTTTGTTGGTGTTCTTCTGGATTTTTTGATGCTTTGGTGGCGCATCCACAAGTTGAAAAAGCATTTATCAATCATGGTGCAGCTATTGAGAAGTTGGGAGGAGATATTCGCAAAGGATTTAATTTTGGTGGAATTGAATTTTCGGAATACAGGGGACGTTCTACCGATGGAAAAGGGAATGTTCGCAAATTTATTGCAGATGACGAAGCCCATTGTTTTCCTTTGGGAACGAGCGATACGTTTGTAACTTATTTTGCGCCGCCTGTTTTGGATGGTTTAAACCAAATAAACCGGAATGGATTAGAACTTTACGCTATGAGAACGAATGATCTTAAAGGCCGTTGTATTGATATAGATAGTGAATCCGATCCCCTTCCAATTTGCAGACGGCCGGCTTTATTGGTTAAGGTAACAATGAGTTAATTCATTTATTTATTAATTAGCGCCCGCTTAATTTATATAGTAACTAAATTCATTTATCGGTGATAAAGGGACAAGTCATTCAATTGGCCGATTGTCAAAAAAACGTCATCAAAAAATAGAGGCATTACCTGCATAAAGCGAGTAGAAACATTATTGATTATGCAGTAGAAAC